CCTGAGGCAAGATAAACCGAGCCTGCTCTGGGCAAACTCCGTCTTGTATCATCTGCTCATAGGCATCAATAGCTTGGTGACAAATATCTGTGTAAGCCGAAGACCAAGCAAGTGAATACTTGTGGACGCTCCCGCTGCCTTGTTTAATGCTGCCCTCTGGGCGTTCACGGAAATGCGTAGGCACATAAAGCGAAGGCCGATAGGATATGTACCTGCGCGATTCCTCGTTCTCTGCAAACCCGATCTTGCTCTTAAAGCACTGTGTACGAATTGGCACAGGTGCCTGCATACGCAGCGTGATCTGAGGGTGGTGGAAAGGGCTGATATGCCCCTCCCTAGCAAGGAATCGGATCAACTTCGCGTTCTGCTCTGGTGTGTATTGATCCGCCGTCTTTGCCATAGAAACCCTAGCTGTGTCACAGATCATGTCATCCGAGCCAAAATGATCGTAGTATTCTGCCTTCATTACCCTACAACTCCAATTCCAACTGCATAGGTTTTAACACCTAGCGAAATACTTAGCTCTAAGCCAACAGTTCCGCCATGTATTAAAACACCGTAATTGTCGGGTAGCGAGGGCGTAGATGATGCCTCTGCCATTAGCAGGCAACGTCCGTTGCTTAGTTGCAGCAAGGTGAAGCCTTTGTTCCACATAAAGCTGTTTTTGCTTGATACGTCTTTCCAAGTCTGTAACCAATTCATCCCTGTTCTCCTAAATTGGGAATGTAAGCATAGCCAGATTCGCGACACGCTTTATTGATAGCCATTGCCAAGTCAGCACCTGCTTGAGCATCCAATAAAGTAGTGAATTTATACTTCGGGCAGCGGATTCTAATTTTTCCTTTGCTAACACTGACTTTTGCGTATGGTTGCTTTTTCTTCATTGGGTTAATTTCGTACTCACTCATTCCTGCTCTCCTTTGGCTCTGGCGCTTTTAGTACAGGTGATTTCATCGCCTGCTCAAGCGCCCCAATCTTTGCTTTCATCATTCCGAGGTCATTGGTAATCATCCGCACCGGAAAGTGCGTCACCATTTCATTGTCTGTATCAAAAAACACTCGACATATTTCGTAGCACTCCTCATGAACGGAGTGCTCAGAATGGTCAATAACCCGGTATTCCCAATGTCCGCTAATTTCTTCAATCATTCCCAAAACTCCTCACATAACGCTGACTTGCTAACATGATTGGCCTGTGCCCTAACCCGCATAAACAACCAGTATGCGTTAAATCGTATAGTATCAAAGCCCCATCAACCCTGCAAGTCCGTGATTGGCAATAGCGTTAGTGATGATAGCTAGGCAAGTAAGGAAGTGGAGGATGATCCACGCTGTGCGGATCAGAGCCACCACATCTGCCTTGCGGCTATCAGAGTATTCCTTGCTGCCTATCGCCTTGCACCAATACTCCCAAGCCTTCCTCATGTTACGTTACAACGCAACCATCTGCGCCACAGGCAATCTCGCCTGTTAAGTCAGTATTATCCTCTGTCTCCTTAACCTGTGTCAAGTCAATCTCATCAAGCGCAGATTCCATGATCTCGTACTGCTCTTTGGAGATGTCCTCGAACGGTGCTTGCTTGTAAGTACCACCCATGTAAGGAAGTACAGAGATCCCGTTAAAATGATTGCGGTTCTTCCACATCCACTCACCAACCTTCTCCCACTCGTCATCCTTCACTGAGACAGTCACAGAGACGTTGTGAGCGTTCTGACCATCGCGGTGGCCTGTCCGTACCCACTCAGCGTTAAAACGCGACACACGGCTTAACAAGTCCATTGGGCTTTCGTGTCGAAGAATGGCACCCTCCGGGGCTGCCTGTGGAATCTCAATCACAGCCTGATCGTTGGGCCGGAAGTATTCATCCTCGACAAGAGCGGGGTGATTCTCTGCTAGGTATCCGTAGATAGCTTCATCCTTGCCCACACGCATACGGCGAATGTAGTAATCGTTGTGCCAAGCGTGAATGCCTGAGCTAGAGCCTAGTACAAGACTACTGGTGCCTGACGGCTTGATAGTCGTGGTACGCGCTGCTTCATTGATGCCTAGCTTCTTAGCAACCCTAGCGTTCTCGTCTAGCACAGCCTGAGTCGCTTCCTCTAGGTCAAGGTCAAGCACTGCACCAGAGGCAATGCCGGTCATACCTACACCGATCAAGGCGTCTTTCTCTGTCGTCTCCTGCCACACATCCCGCAGGTAGTGAAAGTCCGTGTACCCAGCCTGTAGAGTACCGATAAAAGCAGCAGCCTTGGCGCGTTCGTTTAAGTCTTGCTGGTCTTCTACGTTGCTTACGTTAAGCTCGCACAGGTTACAAAACTGATAAGGGCGAAGGCCAATTTCAGCACAGGGGTTCGTACCCCAATCCTTATCGTTACTAAACAGCACACCCGGCTCACCAGACTCAGACGCCACGATCTTGTCCCACAGTTCATCGAAGTCTCGGCGGCTCACTTTGTGGCGCAGGATAACAGCAGAGTTGTTTGCGCGACCACGGTGAGGGCTATGCTCCCACCAGCTACCGTGTTTTGCCGTCAGCATCTCTTCATCATCCATACTAAACAGGCTTATAAGCGCAGCACGGCGGATGCCACCAGCCAGCACAGCGTCAGCGATATAGCACATAATGTCATGCACCTGAATCGGCTGTAGCTGCACACCTCGACCTGACTCCTCTAGTGCCAACTCAAACACCTTCTCGATGTTATGCAGGCAGTCCTTTAGCGGCTGTGGGCCGGGAGCCTTGCCACCTGACGTTACTAGCATAGCGCCCTTGGGGCGGATGTCGCTGAAATCAAACACGGGGCGCGGCTTGCCGTAGAAGTATGCCTCACACAGAATCTTTACTGCGTCAGCCCAACCCTCGATGCTATCACCGACTAGGAAACGCTTGCGCTTTTTGAGAGGCCCAACAACGGCAGGTAACTCCGAAACGTGGTGACGCTGCACAGAATACCCTACGCCTGTGCCTCCTAGCAGCAAGAACATAGCCTCTGCAAAGCTATCTGGGTGATCCACTGGCATATACGCACAGTTAAAGATACGGTTCGGGCTGTTCTGGATAGGCTTGCCACCAAACTGCAAAGAGCGCATGGAAGGCAGAACCTTTTTAGTCAAAACGAAGTTCTTGTAGACTTCCTGAATCTCTTTCTTTAGCTTCGGGTATTTGTTGATGTGCATAGCCATGTTACGTTCAACAAGCTCTTCCCAAGTCTCTCGGCGTCCGATCTCAGGCACATACTTGCTGTACTTTGTGAAAGTGACGATGTCGCTGAGAATCTGTGCCGACTTTGTTGTAATTGCGCTTTCAGTCATTAAGGTTTCCTCCGTAATAATCAATCAATGTTTTGTATGCTTGCTTTAAAGCGTGCTCTTCTTCCTCAGAAGATAGCCCTTCGGTTTCGCACAAGATTCTATAGTCTTCTTTAAGACATTGAAGAGTAAGCTCTTCCCTGATGTCAAGTGACAACGGAATATGTATGTTGCCGTGTTCATCAGCCTCTATTGTTGCTTTCATGTCAGTTCCTTTCACTTTATGAAAGTTTCTCGAATCCTTTGTCAGTCGAGAACCAGATTTCTCTTACCGCTGCCTCTTCTAGTGCCAAGCGGCAAATTGGGCACGGCCTTGAATTGCGGAGTTCTCCCCGCTTGTTGATCCTTGCCACCACGACTGTCTCTATGTCATCCCTAGCCCGAATCAGTGCCGCTATCTCGGCGTGAAGACTAACTTTCTGTTCCTTTCCTGTTCGCTTAGCGTACTCAGCTTGCATCGGGTGAGTCTTGCGAGAGTTGGTAGCGTGACTAACAATCTGTCCTCTCTTGTCCAAACAGATGGCTGCGTGTCGAAACTTGGCCTCGCTGTGCTTAGCGTAGTCGATGACCTTATCAATGTAGTCCTCTCTCAAATCATCCATTGTGTCCCCTACTGTTTGCTGGCGGACAAGTATTCTTCAATAAGGGCACAGATGTTCTCAAACAGCATCTGTGTGTCGCTCAGTTCACCGTTTGGCCCCTCGAAAGGACTGTCAAAGGCGGCTGTGTGATAAGCGGCAAGCCCTGACTCTGGGTGCTCCAGAATAGTAACCTGTCCAACTGGGTTATGCTCCTCTAGGAACTGCCTCACCTCCTCTTGCTCTTCGTCAAACTCTTCACTGAACTCAATCTCAAAATCTTTATTAGACATCGTACATCATCCTTACCAAATCAATGTTGCATGTGCTCCGGCTTAACTCACCGCAATGAGGGTCGAATACAATACACTTTAAGTCTCTTCCTGACAAGTAGCCGTGCTCTACAGCGTAAGCATCGTTAGCACCGCCTGAGCGTAGCTGCTCGACTGTGCATCCGTTGTACTCTACGCGGTTGTCATGGTGGTGGTGTCCTCGGAAGAAAACACGGTGCTTAGTCTGGCCCCAATCCTCCGCACGTTCTGTCGCCATGATGCCCGGCAAGTCACGATCTTTAGTCTGGTGGCCGTGGACTGCTCCAATCAGCACCTTGCCGAACTTGATGTACTGCCGACTGCTAGGGCTGTCCAAAATCTCTACCCGAGGCTCGTTCTTGTAAAGCATCTTAAAGGCAGAGCGAAGGGCATGGCCCAGAATCTCATCGTGATTGCCTGCTACGTTCACAAGCGTAACTGTCTCATGCCGGTCTAGCGCCTTTTCTACACAGTAGCGTAGGGCTGTCATGCCAGCGTCAATAACTCGGGGCATCCGAGTGTCCATGTCCAAAACATTCTTGCTGCGATTAGTGACGCCTTCAAGGTTGTCAGCGTGAAAGAAGTCTCCTAGCTGTAGAAGCACACAGCGGTTGCTGGGTGGGGCCATGTCCACCAGATAGTCAATCGACGCTGTGAGAGCCTTAACGGCCTTCTCAGTGTCATAATCTTCACCAACTTCTTGCCCCCAAGCGTACATACCAATGTGCATATCAGTGATGGGGATGACGCTCATAAGATTGTCGGCAACACCCGAGTATTTCTTAGGAGTTGCTGGTTCAATTTCTTTGACAAGAGACTGGATAGCCTCTCGGGCTACGTCTAGCTGCCACTGTTTGTCGAGGCTAGTTTTGACCCACTCCAGTTTAGGCTCGCCAGTTGTGGCGTCGAGTAGAGTTGACTTGCCACGGACAATATGGCCTTCGGGGATTTCAAAGCCAGAAGTCTCGCTGACGCCATCAGGTTCTTCATTTCGGATTCTCGCAAGCCTACGCTCCAATGTCCTAAGGTTAATGCCAAGGTGGATAGCAGCAGCCGCCTGACTGCCCATCTCTTCCACCGCTGCTACAATTTGACTGTCTGTATATTTCATCTTTTACTCTACCCAGTCGCTAGGTACTTGTTCTCCAACGTGATACTTAAATCCGTTTCTGTCACACCAATCAGAATACCGCGTTGCTTTCTTCTTTGTCAACCAGTTATCAGCTTGAAAGAGCATTCTGATGTCAAGGTCTGGGTTGCACCGACGAACTGCAAGCATCTTAGTCCGCATCTCGCCAGTAAACTTGCCTTTTATCTCAATAACGATGCCGTTACCTAAAACAACATCGGGCGTGTAGTTGCGCTCTTTCAAAGTGACTTTGTGGCCGCAGTTAGCGCACCGCGCTGTCTTAATCTCCGTTGTGTAGCTAAGTTGGTAAGGTTCGTAGTCAAAAGGGATGCGACGGTTGCGTAAGTTGTTGCACACACGTTTCTCCAGTTGACTTCTGTATGCTGGCTCACTCTTCGGTCTTGCCATACGCCCTGTCCCAGTCATAAACACCCCAAGCAGGAAAAAGAAACGGATTTCTCTCTATCTCCCTCTCCATCTTTTGAATCTTTCGCTTCAGACGCAAGTTTTCTTCCGTGAGAGTTTCAATCTTCGTCTCCATCAATGTCATTGTCGAAGGAAACAGCCAGCGAGCTAATGAGTGTCTGACGTTCATAAAGTTCTACCTCAATCGTTTCCATCAGGTCTTGCAGGATTTTGGTGTCAATCTCATCATCCTGCTCGTACTCAATGTTAATCTCTTCAATCTGATCCAGAATAGGATTCGGCATCTCTGTTCTCCTTCCCGATAAGTAGCAGTTCCATATTCTTATAGAACCTCGTTTTAATCTCTTCCTCTTCCATCTTGCCATCGTAGTGCTTAATGTAAGCGTCAAGGCAAGAGTCGTGGTAGTGAAGGGAAGTCTGACACCCGATCAAGTGCTTCTCAGCTTTCTTTGGGCCTACACCGTGCAAGCCGGGGATGTTGTCTGCTGTGTCTCCAGTCAGCACACTAACCCAGTAGGTGTGACGTGCCTGCTCAGGGTCAACCCAATACAGACTCCCATCTTTGTTGTGCGTCGGCCAGCGATAATGCCAGCCGGGGATAGTGTCAAGGTCTTTGTCTATTGTGCAGATAACAAAGTCTTCTTCCATGCCTTCGGCGATAAAGTCCAAAGCAATCTGCCCAATCTCGTCATCCGCCTCAAAGCCCGTCTCTGCAAAGTAAGCGCCGAAGTCGTCCACTAGCATGTCTCTGACATATTCGTACAGCAGCGGCTTGTCTACGGACTTCCTGTGGGCTTTGTACTCTGGGTCGATCTCCTTTCGGAAGTTTTCTTTGCCAGAAAGGATGATGTCGTGCTTGCTCGCTTCAGTTTCTTCCAGAATAGTGAAGACAAAATTGTTAAGCGTATCCGAAATATCATCCATCAGATCGCTGGTGTACTCGACGTAAGCCTCTGTCATGTACTCGCCCTTGCCCATTCCGAGGTCTGAGGCGTGTTCCTTGGCCTCCCTTATGCTCTGAAAGATGCCAACAACGTGTCCGTTATTCTGAATATCTATAAGAGCGTAGTCTTGCAAGGCAAAGGCGACCGCGTAAACAAGCGGGTCGCCGTCAATCAAAGCCAGTCTATCGGTAGACATTTTCTAAATCCTCGATGTCCCGCAGGAACTCTTGTTTCTGGCGTTTGCGGGACGGGCCTTTAGCCGCATCCCGCTTCGCCCACTTATCCTCTTCTCTAAGCCACTCAGGCTGTTTGCGCTTAGTCTTACTCATTTTTGCCAGTAACCTTAAAACGGAATCTCATCATCAAAGTCAGCGGTATCGTCTTCTGACTGCTGCTGAGCCTGCTGATTCTTGAGTTCGTTTTCCTGAGACTTGCGCGTCTCATCTTCCGTAACGCCGTACTTGGCATAAGGCATCAGGTAGTCATTCGCAAGGCGCACAACGTCTCCTGCTGCCTGATCCAAGTCGCTCTTGCTAGTCAGAGTTCCAGCTACAATCTGTGCAGCGTATCCCATCGCTGACTGGCGCATGATAGAATCTTGACGGTTATCACCGGAAGCTACTGCTGCATTGCTACCAGCGCCAGCACTGCTCCGAGCACCACCAGCATTACTACTAACACTCCCATTTGATCCGCCTCCAGATTGCTTGACCGTTACATCTGCCGCCTTGATGTTGTAGTAAGTCTTGCCGTTACGCTCAACAGCGTTTACCACGGCCTCAATGACGTCTCCCTCGGCAAGCTGGTGCCAGTTTTGGCCCACCTTGACGTTGGCCGCTGGCTTCTTCTTCTTGCCCATGCCGTACCAGTTGCCATCTACATTGAGGTTCACGGCGTATTGGTTGCCGTACTGATCCTGCTCGCCAAAGTCCTTGACGAAAATCTTGTCGATCTTGCCTTCAATAATCTGCTTACTCATTACGCTGTCTCCAATCAATGTGTGGCGCTCCAATCGTCGCCTTGTTGCACTTCACCCGCCAAAGGGCATCGAAGTTTTAGGAACTGGGTCGTCTTGTCAAACGCCCAGTGTACAATACTATTATACCGCGATATGTCGTCTATTGCAACCTCCGCTTGTACCTCATCGTGTATATTTCCTACAAAAGTTACGTCTAACCCTTCCTCCTGTACTTTCTTGTCAATGTAGCAAAGCACTACCTTCATGGCAATGCCTCCACCAGACTGGAATAGGTAGTTCAGAGCCTTGTGCTTCATGAGTTTACCGTCGCTATCTCGGCGCATCCAAATCTTACGGCCATCAAGCCCAATCAGGTATCCTCGCCCTGCGGCTTTCTCTACATTCGGCTTTAGAGTAGAGATGCCCGGAAATACCGACTCCACGGCCTCAATGATGGACTTTCCTCTGGCTTCAGATAGATTAAGGATTGTCGCAACCTTGCGAGCACTAGCGCCGTAGACAGTAGAATAGACACAAGACTTTGCCTCATCTCTTGTCTCCACACCGAATGGCCGACAAGCGTCCAGAACTCGCGTGTGTGGATCAGTGCCTTTGGATTTATCACCGTTGATAAGCGCATCTGTAAACGCCTCGCTGTTAATGTAATGCGCTGCAATACGCAACTCCAGCCCTTCTGCATCAAAGCCCACTAGCTTGTAACCCTCGCCTCTGTGTGTAAATAGGCTACGCATCTCAGTGCCGAAGAAAACATCAGGACTGGCTTTAGGCACGTTGGCCACTACTTTGTGAGTCATCCGACCAGTGTTAGTCCCATTAGGGTTGGCGCAGGCAGGTACGCGCCCGTCTTCACGGCAGTTATCTATCCACCCTTTGATTTGATTGCTGCGGTGAGTCAGCTTAGTGTAATGCGCCAGCGTGTGCCCGATGTCAGACTGCTCCATCTTTTCTAGGTTTGGGCAAGGCTCACCGTCTGGCTTGATTTTAGGAATGCCTGTGCTGCTGTACTGCTTAGGAACCCACCCTAGCTGCACCAAACGCTGTGCTACCTTCTGGTGTTGGCTTAGTTCAATCGGTTGCCACTCGATGCGGGTAAAAGGGCCGCCTACGTCACCGTATTCCGCCGCGATCTTAGTAAGGCTGCCATCTTTCTTGAATGGTGCCTTAATCTCGCTCTTCCGCTCGTAGTAGCAGCCCATAGTTGCCTTGATCTGCTCATATATCTCAGCAGCTTCGGCGTCTAACTGTTCGACGTAAGCCTTAGCTTGGTCAATACGGAAAGGCCAGCCAGCACGTTCCTGACGCGCAATGATCTCCGCGACTTTGTGCTCGATCCTAGCTGGCGTTTTCCAATAGACTTTCACCCCTGCTCTCCTTTGCGGCGGTTGATCTCTTCTTTTAACTCTTTTACTTCAGAGGTTAGATCATCAATGTCTTTACTCTCTTCATCATAGAGAGCATATTTCCCTACTGCTACAACAAGATCATTGTACGCCTCAGAGTACCATTGCTCCAACTGCTCCATCGTGTACTCTCGCATGTAAAACTTCCTTATCAGTTTTGCATCTCTTTGAGAAGATGCTTGTAAACCTGCTCAGTGACTTCAACATCTTGTACACAATAGCTTAGCATCTCTTCGTTGTACTCGTCAAACGCGGCTTCCTGCTTACCGTAATCGCCCTTGTAGATTCCTACTCGATACCCCCAAGCCTGTAGGCTGTGCGGCCCTACCTTCTGTGGCAGTCCTTCTGGGCGCTCACGGTCAGGGTTCAGAAGCCGAGAAAGTACAAGCGTGTCAATAGCCATATAGGCATCAGGGTACAACATGCCAATGTAAAGGTGGTCATTCAGGTCACACCACAGATGCAGCGCTGGGATGTCAAAGTTTATGATGTTGTGCCCGATCACTACCTCACCGTCGATCAAGTCCAGAAACTTTGCGACCTCTGTCGGCCCAAAAGTGTGAACCTCACCAGTCTTGTAATCCTTAGCCACTGCACAATGAACTGTCGTCATTTGTTCCAGCAGCCCGTCTGTCTCGATGTCGATAACGTACATTTTCTTAGTCATGGTCGTCTTCCTGCTCCAATCCATCTTCAAACTGCCAGATAGTGTAAAGATTCATCTTGAGTAGGTCAAGCATCCCGAGCATCTCTGCACGGCTGAACTCATGCTTGTCAAGCACCTGCACTAGCTCTTCCATGACGGTGTTGGCTTGCTTTGCCCTGATCTGGCCTGTGATGTCTTCAATAGTCATATTCTGGAGTCTCCCACTTGTTGAGTCGTCCTGTGCTCATGTCCATTTGCAAGATGTCAGCAGGGCCAGTTGTGCCCCACTCGCGATTTTTCTTAATGCTGATACGCGCCCTGCCCTTTTCTTCGTTCTCTGTAACCTCAGGCTCTAGGGCTGCGATCCAGAACGCAAGCTGCTCAAACGAACCAGAACCACGGGCCATGCTCGGATCAATGTAAGTCCACACAGCATCGTTGACTTCATCCTTGACGTTTATCTTCTGTTCAAACCTACGGATGTGCGCGACCATAATCATAGTGCAACCTGTAGCCGCACAGAAAGCAGCAACCTCGGATAGCACGTTGTCGATCAACTTTCTCTCATTGTCTCGGTCATCGTGACTAAACACAATGCTGATGTGGTCGAAGATAAACCGAGTGACGCCTTGCGCGTGATAGTAACGCAGCATGTGTAGCAGACGATTCACGTCAACCCGTCCTTGTGGGCCTAGATCAATGAACCAAGTCCTGTCATTGTTAATCAGCTTGTCATAGCTGCTTTTGATCTGTTCCTTGGGCAAGATGCCCGGATCGAGTCGATACTTTGGCAGTGGCACATTATTGTCCAAGGCAATCAACCGCTGCGCTGCTTTCTTCAAGTCTTCCTCGAGAAACAGCCAAGCAACCTTCTCATCGGTGTTAGCAATCAAGTCATAACCCAGTTCTGCCACCCAAGTTGACTTACCAACGCCCGGAGGTGCCATAACGATTCCAAGCTCTCCATCTCGCAGACCGCCTAGTTTCTTGCTGAAGTCTGGATACTGGCGGAAGCTGTAACCCGGCTTGATAGGCTCAGAGATAAGATCAAGGCTGACATCGGAGCCGGGGATGACCAGTTCAGGCTGATATTCCTTGCTCTGATAAATGCGACGCAAAAGCTCATCCTCACGGCCTTGCTTGATGCAATCGTTAGCATCCTTGCAGCCATCAGGAAGCTCCAGAACTTTGAGCTTGACTTCTGTTGCGTACACATTAGCGAACTTCTCTACCGCTTCTTGTCCCGCTTCATCTGAGTCGAAAGCCAACAGGACGCGTTCGAAGCTAGTAACGTAATCCCAAGTTTCGCGTTTGTCCAAGCCTGACGCACCAGCGCCGTTAGCGAGCGATACCACAGAGTAATCTTTGCCTTTAGCGGCGAATGTTTGCCAGATTGCAAGAGCATCTTCTTCTCCTTCGGTGATAATGAGGAAACGGCCTCCTCGTGGAAATACTTGCTGACCAAATAGCCCACCATATTCGCCTACTACCTCCATGTCGCGTTTCAACAGCGCGTTCTTACGCTTCCAACCTTGGCCTGTGCCAGAGCGATAGAAGAATGCTTGCTTGTCAGCTTCGCCAGTGTCCTGACGCACTGCCTGACGCACACCGTATTTCTCTACGGCTTCTGGCTTGATCCCACGGTGGGACAGGTCAGCGATAGGATAATCCTCAACTTCGCCTACGTCCCACTTGTTGTATTTCGGCTTGTCCATCTTACTTGTTTCCGGTTGTCCGTTCATTTTGGCTAGTGAGATATACCCACACCCAGAGAAACAGTACCCAGCCCCATCGTGGAATACGCCCATGCTGTCGCTTGAACCGCAAGCGGGGCAAGGCTGACCAGTGAGAGCGTACTTACCCATCGTCCGTGCCTCCTAGATAAAACTCATCCCAGAGAAGGTGATCTAGGTGCTGGGGCATGTTTTCGGCATCATCTGGGTTGCTAGAGATGGAGCGGCAAGATGTGCAGAGGTCATCTGGCACCCCTTCAGTCTTGCCGTCGGTAGACATCTCTGTGGCCGAGAGCGGCTTGTTGCAGGCTTTGCAACGACTCATTTGATTTCACCTCTCTGCCTTGCTACAAATCCTTGTAGATGGGCCTTTCCTCGAAGATCGTAGAAGTTTTCCTCAACATATTCCCACATATCATCCTCAACAGCGCGACAGAGAGCACGGCCTAACTCAATAAAAGTCTTGTCGCTGCGAAGCTCTGGGCCTGTCTGTGTTGCTTGAGACACCTCCCAAGCTAGAGGGCGACCGCGAAACACCCAATCAGTAAATCCTTTCCAGCCTTCCTCTGTCTCTCCGACATAGGCCATGATAGCCTCCAACTCTTCCTGTCTCCTCATTTCGTACTCAGTCATGTCAAATCTCCCGGCGCTTTTCGCGTAGGTCAAAGAGCGTTAGATCTTCAGCTTGAGAAAATCCAAAGTCCCAAGCCGCATCAACCAGAGCCTTGCGGACTAGCGTGGCCGCGTGAAACTGCTCCGCGTCTGTCTTAGCGGCAACCAACACTTCCATGCCGGTAACTAACTGATTAACCGCGTCAGTCTCTCCTTCAAGAATATACTCCCAAACAGCGTCGAGGCTCTGTCTCCCATCTTCGATAGCTTCGACAATTTCGCCAGCCTCGTGCTCGCGCATCAACTCAAGGTCAGCCATATCATCCTCGTACCGCTGGTGTTCTGCTGCTGTAATCATCTCAAAACCTCTCAGAAATCAATTTGTCTACTGTTGGGGCGATTATATCCCGAGCGATGATGCCAGGGCAACCCCCCATCTGGTCTTCGTATGCCCAGATACCAGCGAAGTAGTGTTCTCTGGCCGCATGTAGACCCCAAGCGTCAATCGAGGCTTCTACCCGATCTTCAATCAAGCTCCAATCTACTTCACGCACCTCCGGCAAGGCAGCAAGGTCAGGGCTGTTAAAGTCAATGTTTTCTAGTGGCATGTCAGTCTCTCCCCAGTAAATTGTCTAGTCCGTTGTTGCGGTAAGCGTCAGAAAGGTGCTTTCTTAGATGTCTTATGTATTCTTCAGCTTCGTGGTCAAACTTACGCCAAGCGTCAGAGGCCATTTTCTCGTAACGATCCTTAAGCTCTTTCATAGCTTTCATGTATAGCATGTTATCCGAGAGGAGATCGTCACGGATGCGAGTTTCTTCCTCTTCAGTAACAGCGTGGCCCAGAGAAATCTTTTTCTTTCTGTAACCTTCCTGTAGTCCGTTCATCAGTTCGTAGACTTCCTCCTCGGACATTTCCGAGAGCACTACGTCCATTTCATCAATACCAAGGTAAGTCATGCGTCCTCCTAGATCAATCCTTCAAAAAGCAAGGCAAATACAGCGCCTAGGTAAACAATAACGATGGCTTCAATCATCACACACCTCATCGTAGTTGCCGTTGTAGTCAGGCCAGCCGTATTCTCCGTCTGTGTCCTGCCAAGTGTCAACCATCTCACAATACTGCACTTCTTCGGGCATTGGCTCTTCATTGTTTGTCACCCAAGCAATAAGCCCGAGAGCAGCGGCAAGGCAGGTTACTAGGATGTAGTTGTTCATGGCTTAGTCTCCGTCTGTGTTTACTTAACTGTCAAGTCACAACGTTTTGTGACGAGTTAGATACAGTGTACATGGCCCTACATGACTTGTCAACACCCCGTAGAAAACTTTTTCTAACTTAGGCAAGTCACAACGTTTTGTGACGCGATAGAGATTATTTCAAGGGAGGGGGTTGACAGACCCCCATTCGGCATGGTATAATCTAGATGTAGATATAGGCGATGAGAAACATCGCATCGATCACATGATAGATAACAGTATCTATATATCTATCTAACACTATATTTACTATCTATCCTATCTATTATATACTATCTAACAGTATATATCTATCTGGATACATACATTATATACAGAAGGCAATAGCTGTATCTAGGTGCTAGATATCCTATTTATTGCTGTATAAATATCTATATAAATCAAGTAATTACGGTTAGATAGCAAATTAGATAGAAAAATTGCTTGACAAGGGTAATTTCTTGTGGTACAATGAGTTAAGAATGGTAGAAAGCTACAACGCAGTGTCCTCGCCGAGGGCTCGGATTGTAGCGAAAGGTTTAGATGGAGGCTAGATAAATGGAAAGTGTACTTCTGACTCTAGCCTTAGCTACCTGTCTAGACAATACCGCTAGTTGCACCATCGAAGATGGGGTTGAGGGTAACAAGACCTTGATTACCGCTTGTGGGCTAGCACCAGAGAAGTCTGGGCGACCGATTACGATTGAGGCGACGGTGGAAGGCACAGAGTACATCGTTGTCCTTGAACCTAAGTGTACAAAGATTTAACTCCTGGGGAGTCAAGAGATGGCCGGAGGCCGACCAACAAAGTATACTGAAGACTTGCCTGAAGCCTTGTTAAACGCATTGGCGGCAGGTAAAAGTGTTACGCAGTTCGCTGCACAGATTGGTGTGCATCGTGCAACGATTTACTCTTGGGCTGAACGTCACCCAGAGTTTAGCGACGCATTATCGCGGGGCCAAGAGGCTAGTCAGGCTTACTGGGAAGATCAGTTGCAGAAGATGATGTACAGCAGAGAGGTCAACG